GTAATATAATTTGTGAGAAGTTTTTTCTGGTTTTCTTTTAGAGAATTTTTATAGGTGTCGTTAAACTTGCTAACGAATGTTTTATAAGTAAGATTGTCTATATGTTTCATCTCTTTCTCTTGTATCTCGGAAGGAACAAGTAAAGATTTAACCTTTGTCTCAACAATAAGGCGAGACTTAGCATTAGGAATATTGTCTTGAAACCATGAGCCAACTGTGGCTATATCTTTGTAGTTTGGGACAAAGTTCTTGAATACATCAGCACCGAGTTGTTGGTTTATCTGTGAGATTGTGTTGGTTTGCGCATTGAATACAGACTTGCGATCTATCTTATTATAGTCTTTCTTTGTCTCAACGAGAAAACGATCCGTGAAGTCTTTGGTCATTTTATCTTTGTTTTCTAAGATTGACTTGTATAGTTCTAAATCTCTATGCAATGGAGAACCATTTTTAAAGTTCTCTTTGATTATTTTTATAATCTTCGCCTTACGGTCTTCTTGTTGCCGAACAACGGCTTTTGTAAGTTCCTTCACAAGAGATTCGTAAAGAAAAGCGGTATTTCTTTTCTTATTGTGTTTCATCTGTATTCACCTTTTTTAGTAGACTTTCAATCAAGTTATCAACTTGCTTTGATGTTTTAAATAGTTTTTCTTCTTCTGTTTCCCTGTTCTCGGTAATTCCGCGAGCCAAGGAATCTAACCCACCAAAGCCTGATTTGCCGTGGAAGGTCGTTCTGTATGTATTGCCATATTCACCGGTGGCTTGGTTTTTGTAATGTTTCTTCCTGCCTCCTTTTGAATATGAACTCTGATGACGCTTATATTTGCCACGCTTATATGTTGGCTCGTCATCGCGTTTAGCCGGTGGTTCAGCCAAGAGAACGTCGTCATTTTGATCACCCCCTTCGGCACCAGGGCTCTCGTCCCCAGCAGCCTCGTCTCCGGCATCACCACCTAAATCTAATCCTCCAGCATCATCTCCACCTAAGTCAAGACCTCCGCCGGAATCTCCACCACCAATATCACCTAATCCACCACCAGCATCACCACCGCCTTCAGCGGGTTGTGCAGCGGCTTCTAGATTAGCAGCGAACTTTTTGTCAAAGAACATTTCTCTTTGCATTCTAATAATTTGATCCTCGGAAAGACCAAACAAATTCTCAGCAACCCATCGTTTTGAGAAATATCCTTCCGTTGCGTTTGCAGCAACAGAGAATTTCTTATCCCAATGCTCCAATTCTTGAAGTTCAGCAATCTTTGATGGGTTGTTCAATTGTAATTTAAAAGAAAGAAGATCATCATTGCGAAATCCCATTGTAAATAAATGAATGATTCCAATCTTCTCAAGTTCTGCAACCACAACTCGCTGTAGTCTTTGAATTGTTCTTGCAAATCTAATATCTTTTTGCGCAAGTGTTGTTTTATCTTCTTGCGCTCCTTCTCCCATTGTAAGATAGGATTGAGGCACTTTAAGTGCGGAGAACAATTTATCTCGTAAATATTTAACGTCTTCAATGGTAGCAGTCATTGCACCACCCGGAAGGTTTTGTATGTCTGTATTGGAGGTTCCACGAATAGGAATATAATAATCTTCTTCAATTGACAAAGGATTGTATCTTAAATCAAGCCGACCTGTTGATGGGTCTACGACTTGATGACGCTTCATTTGTGTCATTACTTTCTGCATGTATTGTTCCACGTCTTGTGGTGGAATATTACCAACGTCAATTTTAAAAACTCGTCTCTCCGGTGCACGAACGATACGATAAGCCATCATTGCATCCTCAAGCAAAGTAAGTTGTCTCCAGATTCTACGGGCAGGTTCCAAAACAGAAGTCCCGTAAGGAGCATGCTTGTCATTACCAAGAATACGGAAGTGAGCCATTTGCCAGTTTTCTAAAGTCATGCCCGCTGTATTCCATTGATACTGAACATAATTCGGATTAGACTCGTCTTCACCTTCAAGTCTTTCAATCTCTTGAGGAGGTAAGCCAATAACTGCTCGGATACCCATTGCTTCTTCGATGTCTAAATACATAAAGAGATCCCCGTACTTACACATTGTTCTACACCAACCGAATAGATTGTGTTCAATGTTTAATATATTGTGGTATAGGTTTTCTAAAATTGTCTTGATCTCATCGTTTGGACACTTAATACGCAACATAGCCTGAAGAGACGAATGAGTTGTCATCTCGTCTGCGTAGATATCTAATGAGGAAGCACATTCGGGCGTATATTCCATTTGATCAAAATCAATATAACGCTCATTACGATTTCTGTTTGAAATCATATTGACAGCCATTATATTCATTGGGTTGTATTCTTGCTTTTTAAACTGCTTTCCGGAAGCAGAATTAAAACGAGAAGCATATTGATCCAAGTGTTGCCTTCTTAATTGGCGACCCTGCTGTGTTCTTCTCTGGGTTATTGGCCCGGAGAATAATCGTGTCAACGAACGGAAAAGTCCATTCTCTTCATTATAGGGATTCTTCCCTAAATTTCTTTTTTTCTTAGCCATTTATTATCCTTTGAATATCCATGCGAAATTTCTTGCATGACTTAACTCTTCTTTATATTTAGTTTCGAAGTCGGCATTATACCCATCTTGGCCTTTTATCGTTGTATTCATAACACTCTTCTTCATATACATTCCATCAATCATTGCTTTGCGATAATCCAAGTCTTTTTGTGAAACCTCCAACGCAGTATCTCTTACCCAACACATAATAGAAAGACACATTATAATATCGTCATGATAAGATCTCATAGCCTGTGGCTTGCCATTGTTCCAGACAAACGTTCTGAATTCATCAAAAGCACGAGAAGATGGTATTTTAATAATTTTGTTTCTTATGAACTCTTCAAGTTTTGCAACAATCAAAGGTCTGGTCTTCGTAGAGGTTGTGAAGCCACCGATAGCATTGCTCATGAACTCGCCCTGATTAGCCTCAACGAATTGATGTGTACCTTTGACTGAATAATAAAGGTTCTCATAACCAAGGTTTTTAAGTTTCTCAAATACAGAAATACCAATCCCGTTGTTTTCAACAACTAGAAGGCAACCGCCATATTCTGTTCCAGCAGAGTGTAGCATCTGGGCATACATATCTAGAGATGGTTTTCCTTGGTATTCTGCTACAACTTCCATCTTTCCTACATTAAGCACATGAAATACAGAGTTGTCAGCCCCATCGCCTCTAGCAACATCGGCAACGAGCAAATAAGTATTTCCCTCTTGGTACTTTTCCCATATCCAAAAATTTCTATCATATCCTGTCCTATAAGTTGGTTCTACAATTTGTGATTGTAACCAAGCAATATCATCCGGATGAATAACTGTATCACCTGATGTATTGAAGTTACATTCTAATTCTTGTGCGATTTGTCTTCGAGACATATTTTTTGTCTCTTTCTTAAACCACGCCTGGTCTCTCTCCGGGTGAACATCCCATGGGAGGCTTACCGGCTTAAAGTCTGATTCTCCATTATCCGCAGTCACATAAGTTTTATGAAACCAATTTCCAACCCCGTTAGGGGTGCTAAGAGCAATACAACGTCCCCCTGTTGATAGTGTGGGATAAAGACCAGTCCATAGATCATCAAGTCCGTCAATGTGAGCAGCCTCGTCAATAATAAGAAGAGACAATGCTTCCGAACGACCAGCGTCTCCGGAGGTTGATGCGGCTTTAATTTGAGATCCATTGGAGAGTTCAAATGAAGTTCTGTTGTCAATCTCAATTTTTGATACCTTCATCCACTCCGGAAGGTACTGCATAATGTTTTTTACTTTCTTCACAAGATTAGCGGCTGTTTGAAACTTGGTTGCGATCACGAGAATGTTTTTGTCTCGGTGAAATAGCATAAACCAAACAGCATAGGCAGCGGATATTGTAGAGATACCCAACTGTCTTGCTTTCAAGATGACAGTAAAACGGAAATCATTGAAATCATTGATTAGATCATCTTGATAAGGATAAGTTTTAAAGGGAATAAGTCCGTGCATAGGATGCGAAATACGACAATAATTATTTATGAAGTATTGTGGATCTTTGCCGGACTTAACAATTTCTTTTACAATTTCTTTCTTAGAAAGAGAGAACGACATTATTCTTTCTCGTTGTCACCTTTCTTGATGAACTCGTTATTTGGTCGCTTTGCAGCCTTAAATTTTTCTAGAAAATCTCGCGTAATCTTTCTACTATCTTCTACCGCTGGGTCCATGGTAGGCTCTTCTTTTACTTTACTGATCTTGTAGTGTTGATAAGCCTGAACGAATGAACGAACACGAGAGGTTGATTGTACCAAAACTTTTGGCTCTCCATCTATCGTAAGAGTTACAGAATTACCAGTTATCGCTTTGTATTCTTTTTGAAGGAATTTCTTAATCTGATTGAGTTGACTAACCATATCCCCTTCAAAGTCTTTAGACTGGTGGACATCTCGCAAACGAATATCGGATTGATATGTAATACAGATTTTGTTTCCGTAGAATTTAACAGAGAAGCCGTCATTAACGCGGCTATCCATTATGGGACATCCTTCTTCTCGCTTAAGTCCAACTTTGCGAACTTGTCCGTCAAGAGAAAATCTCTCGTCATGTACACCATCATAAGCATTTGCTGCTGCTTGTGAAAGTCCTTGTATAATTTCTAGTGTTGTTGATTCAGCCATTGTTTATTCCTTTTTTAATCGATCATATTTTCTAATTCTTCATCTTCCAAATCTTGATATGTCTTGCCATAATTAGATTTATAGATTTCACTTTTATCTTTAATGTCTCTTTTCTTGCCTTTTTTGAAATCAGCGGCAGCATCTTCGCTTCCAGAGTCCATTTCTTTTTTGTTTTCTAATTCTTTTTTGCTTAATTCTTCACGAATTATTTTTTTAAGTCTTTGTGTTGTTAGTTTCATTTGGTCTCCATCCTTTGTGCCATCTTTCCTCACGGCCTTCGATGTATTGAATGTAACATTTTTCACAACAATCAAATTTAGACATATAAACATCATCATTAGACTTAAAGGAATAAACATTACAAACAGGGCAAGAACGTTTAGAATTCTTCGTAATTAGTTTCTTTGGGATAAAAACTCCATTTATTTCTTCTTCGTTGTCTATCCCAGACTCCTCATATTTATAGAACCCTTTAAGATCTTCTAAATACTCTTTTTCTTTTTCATCGTTCCATCCTTTCTTTGGATGCTGAACTGTATCTTTGCCATACTTTTCTGTTATGGCTTTCTCAACCTTTACGGCATAGTTTGGGTCTTTACTTTTCACTGTGTTATTCCGGGTTTAACTGCGTACATAATAGCGATTGATATTCCGGCTCCGATAACGAAGCCACCAACAACAGGCAAAACATTGTTTGTTGGTTTCAATTGTTTTATATGTTCGTCTTGTAGTATAATTAGTTCGTTAAGTTTGTTGATCTCCGCATCTGTCTGGACTTTTAAAACATCGTAGCGATATTTATCTTCTATTCTCAAATTGTTGAGTTCGAATTCTGTCTTGGCTTCACACATCAAGTCTTTCGTGGCGGCATCTTCAACAAGAATTCTCATAGCCGATTCGTTTAGTAGGCGACCATCCCACGGAACAGTCTCACCAGTTTTCATTTCTTTATATTTTGGTTCTTCCGCAAACAGAAGAGGTAGAAGAAAAATCATTGTCCGGACTCATATTTAAGTTGTTGTTTCAATGTCAAAGCATTCATTACTTCTTTGTTCTTCTTCACATAAGCATATGAAACACTTTCTTTGTGCCAATTGGCGGCTTTTTCTGGGTAATCAATAGCGTCCATTCTAGCAGAATCTGAGTTGTGCTTCTTCCAATCGCCCTTTCCAACTGCCCAATAGACTGCTGCATCTTGGTTACAATCATCACTTTTATCACTTGGTGTCAGTTGTTTAAATGGAGCCATTCTTTTTGAGCCATAAATGAATTCCAGACTATCATCACTAATATCCATTCTTATTTTCTCTACATCACTTCTATTGTTTAAGTAAAAATCCCAAACATTTTTCGCTGCTGTTGATACCATACCTCTATCAGAAGTAAGAGATGCTTTTTTCCTATTTGTTAGATATTCCATCATAACATCGTATAACATAGGGCCCCAACCTTTTGCTGCACCAGAGGACATAACTTCATAAGTCTTATCAACACATGTATGTGGAGCCATTTCTTCTGCTACTAGTTCTCCATAGATCCTTTCTGAATTTGGATCATTATATAAAACCTTATAAGAAACTTCAACAAAAGTTCCCCCATCACTGATTATTACAACATAATTTGCTGGAAGTTGATCTGGGCCCTTCATTGCTTCTTTGATTACTTGTTTACTATTTCTTGTAATCCTAATCTTCATCTTTGCTGATTCCTTTTGACGCAAGAAAATCTTCGGTATTAACTT